AGGTTTAGGACTTTTAGCTGGTGATTTAAGTTCTTTGGGGAAAACTTTTGAGGAGTATTTTGGTGATAAGGGTGTAAAGGCTTTGCAATCGGCACAAGAATCTTTTAATCTAATAATGAAAAATAATACATTTATTACAGATTTTTTAGACAAATTGGGAACTAGCGCTGGCAAACAAGAGGGATTTATACCTAGTAAACCATCTACTACTGTACCCGTAAAAGATGTTATTATTCAGACTTTACCAGAAGACTCATTAAGACAAGTAGGCGGTAATGTAACAATTGCCGGAACAAACTTGGACGGTAATATGAACCGACCTGATTTAAATTCTTTTAAATCTTTATTTGAAGGGTATAGTAAAAACATGACAGATAATTCTCCAAAAGAAATTAAAATGTCATTAGCGGTTGATTTTAATATAAATTCTACTAATCCAAATATTGATACAAACACTTTAAAATTAGCACTAAATGATAGTGCTGTTATGAGAGAAATTCTTTTAGGAGTTGAAAAAATGGGATCTAATTTGGTTTCGGGACACGATTCAAAATCTTCACCTTATAATTATTCGCCTAATTACGGTTCGCATTCCTAACTCACAGAACATACTCCCACCTTATATTTCCACAATCATATATTCTATAGATTCCTCTGTCAAACATTATTTCTTTTTCTGTTTTATTTTTATCATACCCTTGTTTGATTAAGATTCCCTTTCGATAATTAAATCTGTAGTATCTCTTATCGTTTATCACATACCAATAATTAGGTTTTGATTGTGATATTTTTTTAAACCCTAATTTATTATATAAACATCAGGATGGTTTTTTAAAAACCATTTTTCATTTGTTTTGTACCCCGACTTATTTTGATTTCTAAAAAAAGAAAAATCCATATACATAAATATATGGATTTATATTTTGGTTGTAAAGGATATGTAAAAAAAATTAATAAACTAATATACAACGATCAATTCTAAGTGTACTAGAAATAGTTGCTAACGCGTCGGAATTATAAGCTAAACTGTCAAAATTGACATCAGATAGGAATGTTCCTTCTAAAATCCATTTTTCAACAACAACACCTGTTGGATCTAACATCTCCATATCCACATTTTTCTTATATCCCGCAGCATAACCCATACGACCTGTTACAGATTCGGCACATAGACGAACCCATTCCATAAGAGCTTGTGACGCTGAAGGACCTATAGGGTCTCTAAATTTAACATTAATTGTAGACCAAGTAAATCTACCCGCAACATAAGTAGATGTGTTAAGGAATTGAATCTCCACTGGGTTTATAGTGATATGTGGTCGAGCACTTGATTCAACAAACCACTCGTTTATTCCTAAAGATGAAGGAAACCTAAGAATGAACCTATTTTGTCTTTTGGGTTCATAGGGTATAGGCATTTTCATTAGTAAATCAGCCATAATGTATTATTTTTTTTTGTTATTTTTTTATTTTTTTTTCATATATAAATATCAATAAAATTTTTTTCTATTTACTTTAATTTTTTTATTTCTACTTATACATATATAAATATCTAGTTATTCTAGTTTTTTCACTCCACCTGTTGTTGAGTATATTTTTAATATATCTTCACCATCTGGTTTATCTTTAAAATGTGATTTTATTTTAGAAATATTTTTTGGATCATCGTCAGAAAACCCAATTTGAGGTAAAACAAAATTATTAGATATTTTATTTTTTAAAAAAGCCTTTTTTTGAATAAATCCAGATATTTGTTTTACATAATCAATAAATTCTTTTAAGGCGTTTATTTTTCCTTCTTCGGGATTAACTTCCACACCAGATCCATAACTAACAGGGTAAAATTTACACATATCCAAATATTCTTTAATCATTTCTTCTTCTAAAGTATTTTCCATATCAGACATGTCTCTATATTTTTCTAAATTTTTAACAAGTTGATCTTTATCTATACCATTATGGTTTGACATAATATAATTATAAATTATCTTGTTAAAAACAGATGGTGTATGTCCCCTAGCAGTTATTATCGAAAATATAGACCCCCCATTTATTGCTTCGACAAAATCATTCCAAACTGGTCCTGTTTCCGCAATCATTGAGTCTTTAATAAATTGTTTGTCTCCTTCTACCCTAAAATTTTTAAACGCATTTTTATCAAAACCTACTATGGTGTGTCCTTTATATTCAAAAGGTTTTACACCAATTTTTGTTCTATATGTGGAAAAATCTTCAGTACTCATTGGTACTTCATTACCGTTCTCATCTTTTAAAATTATTTTGGTTGGCATTTCTAAAATATTATCATCCCAATCAAATGCATAATATTTCATATCAGGTGTCCCTGTTTCATCAAAACCCTCATTTAAATTTTTAAACACTCTCATACTTTTAAATATATCGGAAATAAAAAAACCCTCTTTAATCAGAGGGTTTTTGTGTATATAAATCAATTAAATATATTAAATATTTTCAAATGATGCGCCTGTTGGTGTGATATAAAAGGTTATATCAATAAATTCTAACGATTTCGTTGGTTTTATGTATATTTTACCCGTCAATTGATTTCTATCCAAATCAGCCGGATCTGAAGAAACGGTCACACGGAAATCATATAAACCTCTATCTCTTCTAATTGAGTCTAATATTGGATTAACGGTATCTAAGAATTGTTGTCTAACAATTGCATCATTTTGTTCAAATAATAATCTAACAGATACTGCTGATATCAATTTTCTAGCTTGTAATAGTAAACGTCTTACATTTATACGATCTAATGCGGATTCTCTAACTTGTAGAGTTTTGTTACCCCATATTACAGTACCTATATCAGAGAATGTTGCAATTGGATTGATTCTTCCTTTGTAAAGAATATCTCTATCTTCTTGTGTAAGTTTCTTACGAGCTTTAATTGAATTAACAATACCACGAGTATAACCTGCTGATGCGAACCAAGGAAACGCAATGTTATCTGTTAACGCTAAGTTTCTAGTAACTTCCGCGGTTGGTGGTAAGTAAATCTGTGTATTATTTACACTATCTCTTGTTAAAACCCAAGGATAATATGTCGCGGTGTAGTTTGAATCTATACCGGTTCCATCCAAATTATCTACCGATTCTTGTGGATAAATTAAATCTTGTGGATTTGTAGATGAAGGTGTAAACATTTGGAAGTCAGGTGTAGTACAGATATAAATTGAATCTGCTCTATTGTTTTCAACCATGTCTATTGCGTATTCGACAACATCGGAATTATTAATATAATCAACGCCAGGAGTGGTAAATACGTTAATGTTAACCGCTTCAGGATTTGAGAATGTGCTAATACCCAATTTGTAAGCATAATAATCACTATTAGCCCAATCAACTGAATTGTCACCAACTGTTATTTGTTTAAACGCTCCCCATCCAGTTGCTGTTGGATAATTAGTTGAAGTACATGCTCCTCTTAAATATCCATTTCTACCTAATGCGAAACGATCTCCGTTAGTTCTATATTCTCTATAGATATCCCAACCATCAAATCCTCCTTGAACAAACAAAGTAAATTTACGTGAGAATAATCTGTAGTAAGGACTTGTTTCTGATACGGGGTCAGATTGGAATGTTGCGGCTCCAACAAAGAAAGCAGATTCACCAGATGTTACAAACACATCAGGTACTGTTATTGCCGATGCCATTATGTCCATATGGAAACCTTTTGTTCTGTAAGCCCAATTACTACCTTCAATTGCTGTACAAATTTGAGTTGGTAATTGTTTTCCTTTATAAGTGAAAAAGTCTACATCATATCCGGAATCGTCAGAATTTGACATACCTAAATAAGTTTTACGTACATTATCACCATTACTTAATATCACGTCATCACCACCTGTCGCTAAACCAAAAGGAGGGTTCCAAATAACTTCGCCAGGGAAATTATATTTGGTTTTGTAAATTGGGAATGGAGGTGTTGCGTCACCGTATTCTCTAAAGTTATAACCTAAGAATCCACAAGGTAATGCGTCAATTGGAGCATCCTCGTTAATCTCAATCATAATATATTTTGAATTTAATTGATATTCACCATCTAAAGTTCCTATTTTTTTAGCTATAAAGTTATTGTCATTAGGATCCATATTACAATTTGTAAATTTCTCAAGTACTACAGGAGCAGAATCCGTATCGAAATAATCTCTAACTAATAAGTCAAAAGTTCCATTATTAAATGATATGTTTATAATTGAAACTTTTAATTCATTATTTGCGGAGTCTCCATCAGCAATTGTCATGAATCTGAATAGATTAAATACTTTGTTACCTCTAACCTCTGAAACTAACCACGGTGAAATTGGTGATTGATATTTTTCAAGATAGAAAGCTATTGATGTTGGATCCACACCTTGTCTGGCGTTTGGTAAAGCGGTTAATGTGCAATCCAAACCTCTGATATATCCTTTTCTATAAGCGTAATTTAATAAAGTTGTAAATTCTTCTTCAACAAAAAGAGGAACAGTAGTTCTTGGTTTAGAGAAGTTAGACTGTCCAAATACTTTACTAATAAAGTTAACATCACTTCTTGAGAATGATGTTTCAAAGAAAAATGTTTCACCTCTTCTATTTGTAACGTTTACTCCAAAAGTACTAAAAGGATTTTTAGTAACCGCTGAGTATATACCTGAACAATTTAAAGTAACATCATTTCCAATGAAACTACCAAACACGTTTGTTGATCCTGTAACTTCATATGTAGGTTCATTGTCGCTCGAATAAGTTGTTAATCCTCTTGACCTAAATGTTGCAACAACCAAATCATCGTAATCAGTAAATGAGGTTGCTGAGAAAACATATATGTTACCAGATATTGTACCTGAAAAACAATTTGTTGTAACACCTGAGTTAAATGTACCTGTATTACCTGATACACAAACACCACAAGGATCACTAGTGTAAAAATTAACAGTCCAATTTTTTACATTAGTACCGTCATTTGATGTAACAACATAAATTAAACTTGTAACACCCGATAAATTTACATTATTTTCAGTTGTGTTCTGTAGTACTGAGTTTACAGTAACTCCTGTTGCACAACCACTAAACACAATAGTAGAAGTTGTCAAATCAGTTCCTAATGTTGTAGACGAAAAACAAACATTAATTGTGTTTGTAAGATAGTTAATAGAACCATTCACTGTTTCTATTGCGGTTATTACATTAAATTCAGTAAATGAGTCACAATTTGATTGTGAAGAAGTTAATTCTAATGAACTTATAAGACTATAAAAAGAGTAACCACTATATGTATTATTTCCAATATGGTCAAAAGTTGCATAATACCAAGGATCGTTTAGTGGGTCTGAATAATTAACATCATAAGAACTTACGTTACTAACACCAAAAACATTTGTATCTGCGGTATAACCTGACAAACTGTCATAAGTATCACCTGTTATTACTCCAAAATAATTTATTGAATATGCCGAATTAGATGGTGAATTTAAAATTGAAAATAATTGAGTATTCAAATCACCTCCTATAGAAGAAACTGAACCATCAAATAATTCATATAAATCATTTAAATCTTCATTTAAAATATTAGGTACTGAAGTCAATGATATGGTATTAATATTGTTTGAACAACCTGTAAAATTAAAAGAATATGGTATTACATTATATTGTACACATTGTGTTTCACAATTAACTGTGGTCGAACTAGTACATTCAAAACCTACTGTAGTTTGATTAACATTTGCGATGGTTTTAATTGACCAAGACGGACCTGCGTCATAACCCGACAATCCTAATACCCTTGTTACAAATAACTGATTAGACTGTTGTAGATAAGATTTTGCAATATACGAAGCTTCATATTTTGGAATCTGAGTGTTTATAAATTTTTCAGGTGATGTACCACCAAAATAAAGTGAGAATTCGTTAAAATTTCTAATGAATATAGGCTCAAAAGCCGGACCTTTTAATGTCTCACCGACGATACCCAAGGTTGTAACACCCACACTTTGAGATACAAAACTCAAATCCACTTCTGATGTGTAGACACCGGGCGATACAAACACTTTACTGTTAGTTGAAGTTGCCATTATTTTTTGTTTTTATTTTTTTTTATTTATTTTTTTAAAAAATAAACCTATAAATTAAGTTTTTTATATAAATATCATAAAAAAAACCAAAGTTACTTTTATTTGGGATTAAATAAGTAATATATTTAGACTGACCGATGAGGATTTCGTGTTGTCAGTTTTGGTGATTTCTAATTTTAAAGCATCACCGGTATTGATATATATTTCCGATAAACCAATACCATATAAATCGTTGTTTATATAAACATCAAAAGATTGTATATTATCAGTAATACCTATTAACACATTACATGAATAATTAAACGTTTGTTCAACAACAGTTGAACCTGAAGGAAAAACAAGATCTTTTGTCAAACTTTTTGGATTTGAATTATATTTTTTACCTTTTTTAACTTTTTCTTTGCCAAATTCAACCATAGTAAAAATACGATTTATTGCCGGCATAACTTCAAATTGATTTTCATCAATTAAAAAACCTAACAATGTAAATTCATAATTTTGGATGTAGTATTTTCTTTTTTCAACGTCCATAACAGATTCATCACTTATATTACCCATTACAATTGGGATATAATGACCTTTTATAACTTGATATGCTTGTCTCGAGGCAAAGGTTTCAATAACCTTTTTATTAAATTCATTTAATTCCCTCATTCTATTACATATTATTTTAACCTGATATGTAATATCTACAGGAACAGGTTGGGGAATTTTATAAATATCCATACCTTTTCTATTACCATCCCATGTTGGTACTTGAGCATAAAAATATTGTCGTCTATTTGGGATATTATAAAGTACCGCAGGATTTGTTCCAAATTTTACTTCAGGAACTCTTACCGTTGTAACAAACGGTGGTTCAACATTTTTATCAAGATTCTGTAAATCCCACGTTTCAGTAAATTGACTCCAATTCTGAGTTGTTACTAAAATATCAATTGTTGGTATTATCTTACCATCAATAACGGTTTTTAATTCATTTTTAACAAATTCTAAAAATCCACCATCCAAATCAGCATGTAATAATGATTTAGGTAGATAGGTTCCATCTTTATTAATTTTGTCAACTAATTCCTGTCTTCTTGGTAGAAGGGTCTTGGATTCAGTTAAAGGAATATGTTTCTTTATTTTTTTAGGTAAAGGCATCTTAAAACTTTCTTACTTCGTTAATTACGAATAATTTATTTTTTTGGTTAATCATGTCAACCTCTTTGGCTTTGTATACGGGTTCTTTTGTTCCTTTATAAACAAAACTATCGTATTTGTATGGATCATATGTAACAATTTTATCTGTTGGTTCCTGTGGTATAGTATCACAAGGGTAAACACAATAATCTACTAAATCACCAATAACAAATGCGTGAACATTTTTTCTTTTTTCGCCCCTAACTTTTTCTTTACCCCCTTGTCTTACTCTAAATTCCACATCATGTAGTTTAACATAATCCGCGTGCATAATTACTTTACTATTATATGTTACTGAAAAGGTGTGTTTATGTAGATTATAATAAACCATAACTTTACTACCAATATATTCTTTAACATCATTGGTGACAGTTTCTAATAGTTTCTTATATTGATTTTCTTTAATTAATATTTTCATAATTGTAATATGTTGATACCGATTTAACCGGTAAATTAAATTTGTCTTGAAACCATTTTTTCATTGATTCGTGCCAATAGTTACCAAACATTGTATCTAAATTTTCCCCATATTCACCCATAA